GATTCTTAGTTGTATAAGATTGTACCTGATGAACGTGCGAAGCTATTGCGCTTTGCTTAACCCTATCGTAAAGCGTTTTAGCTGGGTTTACACCGCTTCCCCTTCTAAATGTAGTATCTCCGTGAATGATAGGTAATTTGCCGAACTTAACGTGATCTATATTTTTAATTCCTATAATGTTAAAAGTATTTAGCATTAAGATTTCCTCAATGTTAAATTTGCCGTTTAACCCTAATAATTCAGGCGCTTTGGTTCTCATATACCTTTCATAGCGAAATTCATGATTTGCGTCTAAGTTGTAGTAAATAGGAATTAAAGGAAAAGTTGCTCTTATAAATCCTAACATCTCAATTATCGCCTCATATTCCTCATCAAACTTTCTTACTCTTGGGTCTTTCTGGAAGTCGCTTAATTGATAAAAGTCAACTAAATCGCCATTGATAAATAATGAATCAATCTTTTGTTCGTTTAAGTATTTAAAGCAAACATCAATAGCCTTTGGATCGTGGAATGGGACTTGTAGATCAGAAATAAATCCCATCTTCTTAATTCCTATTGGCAAACAATAAACAACCTTTTCCTCAACCCAAGTAGGCGGTTGAACAAAGTTTGAAGCAGTACGCTTAAAATCTTCTATAAATTGTTTGTTAGTGTTTCTTGTACTTTTTCCTTCGCCAGTCTTTCCTCTGTAATAACGTACCAAATAACGTACATTTTCTTGATTGTCAAAGTGTGCGCTTTGCTCCTTCATAATCAAAGAGGCTAAAGTGTTAGATGGCATCCATTGAGGATATTTGGCTAAGTAGTCCAAGACTATTTGACCACTCATTGTGGTTTTGCTTCCGCCTCTTTTTTTTGTTGTTGTCATAGGTTTATTTTAGGTTAGTGAGTTTAGTATCAAATCTGCTTCTTCTTCTCTGCGTTTGACCAAGCCATCTAATCCTACATTTTCCCAGAGTCTTTTGCTTCTTTCTATTTGGTCAGCTATGCCTTCGTAGTCAGCTTTAGCAACAAGATCAACAATGGCTCTCATTTCTTTTCTTCTATCGCCTTCTAATTTGTTCCCCCTGTTATAAATCATAGAAACCAACGCACCCCTTGTATCTTCGTTTAACGAATCTAATTCAGGATAAATAGCTTTAGTCAAAGCGTAATACTTAGGTAGCGACTTATTAACGAATACATCGTACGCAAAATTGTATGGAATCCTAACTTGTAATATTTCCCCTCTCATCATTGATTTAACCGCCTCTCCTTTAATGCCGACTACTTTTCTTAACGCATTTAAATAGTTTAAATTTAAGCCCTGCCAATCGCTAAAAAACTGCTTTTCGGTTACATAACCAACATCATATCCTAAGCCTATCGTACATCCCGAATCTCCACCAGCCCAAATTGGCTTTTGGTATCTTTTCTCGTACACAGAGCGCCCTCCGACCTCGTGCTTGATAATCATTTCAATCGCTTTCTTAGAAATCATATTACTTGTTTTATAAAGTAAACTAAGCTAATAACCCATAAAAGCAACGCTACTTTAAATGATAACCTTTCGTTGTTTCTCATTTGTTGGTAAATTTATCTATTGTTGTTAATCCTGCAAATGCCATAGTCATATAAAAAACCAAATCCCCTAAATGGTCGCTTTTACTAATAACAAACGTAGTAAATAAGCACAAAGCACCAATGGTAGCCAGAACCCTTTTGTGGCTCATTGACCCCATCTCATCACTAAACATTGAAATAATAAATTGCTTAAACTTCATATTAGAACTTTTTATAGTAACCTAAAGAATATCCGTTCATAGTTGCAGTTGCCGTATATAAGGTGTTTTTAGCCGTTTTAAGTGCGATTGAACCTCCTATCCCAATTTGTCCGTTAAAGTGCCTTAAATCGCCTATAAATCCCAAATAAAGCTGGTTTCTTTGCTTTTGCTCATTAGTAATCGTTTTATAGATCACTTTCTCCTTAATTTGAGCGTTAAATGACCTTCCAATGATTGAATTACGGCTGATTGTGTCTTGTATGTATGCGTATCCTAAAGAGTCTATGCGCATAGTATCGGAATAGACCTTTACTTGGTTGTAATCCTTTACGATTGTAATTGTGTCCTTAATTGTGTCTATTAAGTAAATTGTGTCTAAAATGACAAAAGGGATAGATTTCCCTTTAATAAACTTAGTAAAAGTTTTCTGTTGGTAAACTGTGTCGCTTACAATTATAGGTTCACTTTTGGTGTATCGTGCATCACTTCCGATGAAAAAGATTAGAACCGCCACTAATAGAACGATTACTACCTCTTTCATTACTTGAATCTTTTAGTCGCTTTGATGTAATATCTTGCTGCTAAAAGACCAGAAACAATAGCAATCAAACTCGCTATAAGTGAAACTATGGGTTGCACGTTCGCAACACTAATAAATGCGGATGTTCCGCTAACAATAGTTAATAAGTCCGATTGATTGCTATTATGTACCATTACGCTTCAGTTTGTGGTTCTTGTACTTGTGGTGGATTTTGCTCTTGTGCAATCTTACCTAAAAACTGCAATAACGGAAGTCCGTAAGCAGTTGGTATCTGATTGATGTAAGCCTCTAATTCCTTTAATTGTGTTTCGTTTAGTTGTAGCATAGTTTTTATTTTATATACAAATATAGTTAAATACTTTATATTTCCTAAGGGTTAGAAAATGGGAGTGGAAGTACCACAATCGGCGGGTTAACTTGATTCTCTATTTGAGCATCTAAATTAAGGTCTAAAGCCTCTACATCAATAGAAGCATCTAACCAGCCACAAACAATGTCATAGGTTAAATCCTCGTAAGGGATAAAGTTACTAACGTCATCCTTTGAGAAGGATTGAGTGCTATATACACTTGCGGTGTACTCTTTTTCGTTGATTGTTTCATTTGCGATTCTTGACCAATGTGCTACAACGACAAAGTCTGTTAAATCTCCATCTTGAGGAACGCAGTCTAATTGATTAATGTACCAGTATTTCATATTATTTATTTTTAATTAATTGTTTAAGTTCTTCTATTTGTGCTTTTAATTCTGCTATTTCAGTATCTTTTTCTAACTTAAGTTCTTGAACTGCTTTTGCTATATAAGGAACTAAGAAATCCGTTTTTAACCCTAACATTCCTGTTTCCTTATTTGTTATGCTTACTGCTTGTGGTATTATTTTTTGAATATCTTGTGCAATAAATCCTATGTTATCTTTTTGACCATTTATATAATCAAAATGTTTAGGTTTCATTTTAAGTACCATATCAAGACCATTCTCTACATTTGATACATTTTCCTTCATTCTTAAATCCGAACCATAAACCCAAGCAGATGCTTTTAAATAACCATACCCATCACTTCTAACATACATTAAATCCGAACTTGCTGAATCCCAAAATATACAAGCAAAAGATGCAGAAGTTGTACCATCACTTTTTACAATTAACTTACTACCTACTGAACTTGTGTTATTTACAAGTAAATTACCCCCCGATGTGATTCTCATTCGTTCTACCTCTTGTGTTTGAAAGATAATAGGTATTGCAGTTGTTGTATTTAATTTTGCAGCACTATCAGCATAAATATTAAAACCCGCAGTTCCGTCAAAAGAAGTTACACGCAATACTCCGCTTCCGCTTCCGCTTTTCCCGTTTACATGGAATGTAGTATAACCTGCATAATCAGTTGGCGATGTTGTTCCGATTCCAACATTGCCACCGCTTGAGATTAACATTTTAACACTACCACTACTTTGAAAGTATAAATTATTTGTAGCGTTTATATAGGAATGGTCATTATGAATTGACTGAATTGATGTTGTAACATTTCCCGCAATTACATTTAGTATGTTTCTACTATTTGTATCAGTAGTATTTGTATTTTGAAATGTGTTACTAATAGTACTATTTGAATTACTTGAGAATGTAGCAGCACCGCTTGAAGCTATTGTAAGTAATGCAGTTTGAGCCGATGCACCCGTTTGTTTTCTAAATACAAATCCACCGCCAACAGTATTCCATATATCTAATTCACTATTACTATTTGAAAAGTTAGTTCCTATTGCTCCAAAATAAGTATTGTAAGCCGGATAAGCACCCGCACTATTATATTGAAATCCCGTATAACCGCCCGAAATTAATAATCTTGCACCAGCGTCTCCTGTTGTACCTATTATTAAATTACCAGCTTGAGTTACCCTTAATCTTTCCGTTAATGTACCGCTTGAGTTTGCTACTTGAATGGCAAATGAAGCTGCAACTGCGCTTGATATAGCAAGTTCATGATAACCTACTAACCTTGCTACTTGCACACTATTACTACTTCCTGCTGCACCTAATAAAATACCAACACCTCTACCTGATCCCCCATTACCTGTTACTGAAAAAGAAGCCACGTCTACAATTCCTGAAACACCATTATCTTGGACATCTAATTTATAACTTGGACTGGTCAATCCAATTCCTATGTTAGTTCCATTATCAAAAATTAAACTATTCCCTATTGAACTTGCACCTGTAAACTTTGGTAGGTAATTTGTTGTACCACTTCCTGTAATACCACTTCCAGTTGTAGATATTGTACCTCCGCTTATTGTAATATTAGTTCCAGCAGTTATTACTGAACCATCAGCAGCTAATATTTGAGCAGATGTACCTCCACTTTTTATAAAACTTAATGCGATTATTGAACCAGAGAATTGACCACCTCCTGTTACATCTAATGTTGTAGTTGGACTGGCATTCATTATACCTACATTTGTTCCACTTTGATAAATAATACTATTCCCAATAGAACTTGTACCATTAAATAAAGCTACATAGTTTGCATTACCTGTTCCTTGAACATAACCACTTAAAGAAGGAATTTGACTTGTTAAAGCTAAAGTACCTGTTGCACTTGGTAAAGTATATGTATAAGTCCCGTTGCTAATTGTAGAACTTAATGTTAATACACCATTAACTCTTGCAGTACCATTAACATCTAATGTGAAACTTGGTGATAAAGTATTTATTCCAATCTGTGTACCACTATCAAAAATAATACTACTTCCTATTGTACTTCCTGTTGTTGTAAACTTAGGTATTGCACCATTTAATCCTGTTCCTGTTACAGGGTTAGTTAAAACCCCTTGATATTGTGGTATGTTTAAAGTAGCACCAACTAAAGTAGCTGCTCCGCTTGTACCTGTTGTTGTTAATGTAATAGCGTTCTGCTTTGCGTTCCAAGTAGCTGCACTTGCTATGTAAGCATCTGCTAAATCAGTTGTTAAATGTAGTTCACTAAGTAAAGTTACACCGCCTGTAATAGTTGCAGCGTTACCACTACCACTTGTTTTGTTAATATACAAGCCTTCTCCGTTACCTCCTTTAGTTATGTTTAAAGCTATGCCGCTGCCGCTTGAATGGTTAATATCAAAAGTATTACTACCACCGCTTGATGCAAAAGAACCTGTTGCACCTGTAATAACATCAGCAGTTAAATTAAATGTTCCCAAATCGACATTTGCTGTTGCACCTGTGTAAGGTACAAAACCTGTCAAAGAAGGGAAGCTAGTCAATCCGCCTGCTCCGTTTATGTATTGACCACTATTCCCTGCAAAGCCTATGTTTATAGTTCCGCTTGTAGTAATTGGACTTCCTGTTATAGTTAATGCATCGCCAGTTTCAGTAACCGCAACGCTTGTAACTGTTCCACTTGCACCACTTGCTCTTTGCCAAATAGTACCTGAATAAATTACCTGATCTCCAACAAAGAACACAATAGGACCAGCACCAAAGTCAACTGTTCCAGCTACATTACATAAATAAACATCGCCTTGATTACCTGTTCCATTTACTAAAGTAGGGGTGTTTGTTGCAGCGTTCCAAGTACCCTTATATTCCATAATAGAGTTAGGTAATTGGTCTACAAGTATTTTTCCATTTACATCTAACTGAGGTATACCAAGAGATGTATTTATAGGCAATGAAGACATAATTCCAGAAGAACCTGTTAAAACACCTTCTAAATTTCTTACTTTAGCACCGCTCGTTATTTGTATTTGATTTGACATCCTATATATATTTTAAACTTGTATTATTAATAGTTTGACCCCTTAACCTCATTTTTAACAAGTCATATTTCATACCTATTGAATTTGCAGCATCTTTAACTGACCTATATATCTTACCTGTATTTGTATCAATTACCGACTTAGCGTGTTTACGTTCTCTTTTTTGTAAACCATTATCCCAAGCGTGTTTAGCATTTTCACTTTTTGTATTCCATTCTAAGTTAAAAACTATATTATTACCTTTTTTGCCGTCAATATGATTAACATCTGACTTATTTAAAGGATTAGGTATATATGTCATTGCAACTAATCTGTGAGCCTTTCTTTGGTATTCTTTGGAATTTTTGCTCATTCTATAAAATACATACCCATCTCTATCAAAATATGGTTTTATAAACTTCATACTTTTAAGGCTAAAAACTTTACCATCTAATGTGATACAATAATCTGGATGTTGTTTTATTTGTTTCATAGTTTTTGTTTACTGAAAAAGCGCCCTTACAAATTCTCCACTTCCTAATGCTCTACTAAATGTCAACACACCCGTACTTGACACAAACTTAACTTCTTCATCAACAGGAGTTCCGCTTGTAATAATGCCTTGAACATCAATACCACCTCTAGAAACATACAAACAAGTGTAACCAACTGTATCAGCAAATGTAATAGATGTTTCGCCACCACTTGCCGTGTAACCTTTTGTCTTAACAGGGTTTGCACCTACTATAATTACACCTTCAGGGTTTACCTCTGTTCCTGTTATATTATACGCTCCGCTACCTTGTAAACTAATGTTATATGTAGCCACATCCTTATAAGGTGCGTTTATTGATAAACTTGTTATATTACAAATTCCGTTAATAATAGTTAAACCATCAACGCCATTATCCACTACGAATTTAATCTCTATCGGTTCTCTTGTTAATTGCTTATCTAACATAAACAAATAAGAAAAGCCACTCAAAGTAATCAACCCATCACAGGTTACATTCCAAGTAGCTACATCGTTCTTATATTCTCTAAACCAAGCACTTGCTTGACTTGTTACCTCTTTTTGATCTACGCTTACATTAAAAGCACAATTTGTACTACACGCAAAAGCGACATCCACCTCTGGGTCTACATCGGTTCTATGCCAATATAACATTACGTTCTTTCCAATTACTGCTGCCATATTACAAATTTAACCATTAATTATAATTAATTCCATCTACTGTGTAAATAGTTGTTATTGTACTATCTATTGCCACATTAGATATGTCTAAAACTGTTGATTGTATTTCGCCCTTAACTATGTCAATAGTCATGTTCCCAGTCATATAATACTTTTCAGATACATTTATTTGAGCAGGGTCAGTATCGTCAAACTTAATTATCGACCCCCCTGAAAATGTACCTTCCTCATTTTCCACACCAAATATATTAGAATCAATGTTTACTAAGTTTCTCCTATAAGCGTTTATGTACTCTTTCATTATTAATTGTGATAAACCTTGAAATATACCAGAACGATTAAATTTATACCAACCTGAAGCAACCGCATATACACTATTATCTAATACTAAAATATTGCCTATTGCTAAATTATTAACATTTCTATCAATGCCATCTCCTAAATAAACAGGATAACCAAAAGGTAAATCTAATTCTAATGTATATTGATTATCAGCAGTTAATATAGATGTTGTTCTAATACTTGATACTGGAGAGTTAAATGTTAAATTAAAATCCCCAACAGTTATGGAACTAGAATAAGTTGGACTGTTAAACAACTCTATAAAATAAGATAATGTTCCACCAATAGGCAATGGAGGAGTAGTTATTGTAAATTTATTAGTAACATTTTCATCAACTGCATCAATTAAATAATAATTTCCAGATGGCGCAACAGTAGCGTCTTGCCATATCTTATCTACGTTTAGATAGTAACTTGGAGCAAACATTCCCGCACCTGTTATTTGTAGCCTAAATTGACCTCTTATTTTAGCTACATCTTGATTAAAGAAAGTAATTGAAATATCAATAGTATCATTTTTTAAACCATCCATAGCTACTGGCAATATTGAAACATTAGATAAAGCACCAACAGACATAAGAAATTGATTACTTGATTCATTTGCCCTAGTTACTAATGTAACACCAGAAGATATAGTCCATAAAACAGGAACGCCACCAGATAATACTTTTAAATTGCTATTACCAATGTAATTAGGAGAATACTCTAATCTGTAATCTTGTACGAAATTATTGTACCCCTTTTTAAATATCTTTACTTGGGAGTTATCTACGAAATATAAACCAGTTGTATTGCCATTAAACGCTTCAACTGTTGTAACTATTGATGCAAGTCCAGCAGTTGAGTAAGTACCATTTGCTAAATACTCTGTATAATAATAACTATCGGAAGCCATCTCATTGATAGCTACAATATTCCACTTATTATTGGCTTGATATATTCTACAACCAAAAGACTTAATTATCTTAGTTAATACCTCTAAACAAGTTTGATAAGTACCATCATTATTTAAAAAATAATTATGTCTTAAGAAACCTTGATTAAATGGATCATTTGCAATATTTGCAGTTCTATTGCTCATATTTGATGAGTAGTAAGAACAAGCCGTGTATATGTTTAACCCTGTTTCAAATCCAATTTGATTAAGAGCAGTAACAAAGAAATCTAATATCTTAGTAGGAGTAAAATTAGAAACTATATTAGTTTCAACAAATGGATAAGGGAAATAATCTAATATTCCTAAGCCATCAATGGCATCAAAAGATAATTCCTTTCTGCCTGTTGAAAAAGAGTATTGAACATTATCACTTAACGCCCATCCTGTCCACTTATATACTCCGTCAATCTTTAATTTTACTAAATACTTTCTATCGTTTAGACTTACAAAGTTTGGTAAATTATTTTGGTCATCCGTTACATCCATAACAACAGATAATTGACTCGCATAAATTGGCTCGTAAATATCATCTGATCTTGGGATATATTGTAACTGAACACTTACTCCATCATAATCTATTACACTAGCAACCGCTTCATCAATATACATTTCAACTACTGAAGTAGTATCACTTAGAGTTGCGCTTGTTATTCTATATTTTAAATTATATGCCATAATTATACACCTCTCCTTAGATTTAAAGCAGAATTTGAACGCTGCATTGCTAATACTAAATCTTGTCCTCGTAATACAAATTGACCATTTTGACCTCCACTTGTGCTATTCATTGAACCAGCATTAAATGAAGATTGCATTATGTTTCCAAGTTTGCTTAATGGTAACACCGCCTCGCTTTCAGCACCCTCTCCAATCACCGCTAATGTTGGACCAGTTGCAATTCCACCATCTGCCAACCCAAGTAAACCTTTAAATATATCAAAAAAGCCTTTTCCACCACCAGCTGCACCACCACCTAATAAAGACATAATACCAGCAAATATTGCAGCTTGAACAACCATTTCTGCCATTTGTCGTAATAATCTAGTAAACATATCTCCTAAGGCTTGTGTAGCACTTTGACCTTGCTGCATTGCATCATACATACCAAATAAAGCACTTGTAACAGTTGATGAAATTGTATAACCAAAATCTTCATACGCTCTAGTTAAATCTTCTATATCCTTTTTTTCTTTTTCATTTTTCTTTTCTACTTTCTTTTCACTAATACCAAGAAAGAAAGTTCCATATTTATTTCTAGCTTCTTCTAATCTTTTTTGACTTTCTGGATATTTATCTTCTGGCGCAACCATTTTCGGTTCTTCATAAGAATCCAACATATTCTTAATGCCATTTTTGATAATTTGAGCATTTTTATCAAGTGTCATCTTATCAAACTTCGGCAATAAGTTTTCAATCTTATTAGTAGCTTGTGTAGTATCTAATTCAGCTAATTTTTTTATATAATCTTCATAAATCTTATAAACATTATCTAAGTATGTTTGTTGATCTATTATTCCTTTACTTCTTAAAACCTCTTGCGCTTTTAACGATTTATCAAAATCCTTAGTAATTTCAACAAAAGGGTCTTTTTTATCTTTTTTATCACCACCTTTACTATCTGGTGTTTCAATATTTGTTAGAGTATTAAGTAACTCTGCATTTTTAGTTTTTGCATTTGCAATCGTAACATCTAATGATGCGAGTAAACCAGCATATTGGTTATTTATTCTTTTTCTTTCTTCTTTAGCTTTATTTTCATTATACCCAGCACTACCACCAAATGAAGTTTTTGCGTTCTTTAAATCTTGATCTCTTTGTGCTTCAATTTTTCTTCGTTCAGCATAAGCAGCAGATAAGATTTGTTGTGTATTCTTTTCTTTTCCAGCTGCATCTTGTTGTATTGCAGCAACATTAACTAAATGTGTTAAATATGCCTTATCAGTTTTAATTGTAGCTGCTTGTATAGCTGCATTATCAGAATATAAAGATTTTAATCGTTTAAGCGCTTCTTCTTGTCTTTTAACATCTCCTCCTGCAATAATATTAACTAAATTTAATCCAACAGTTCTATTTGATTGAGCTTCACCAACTATTTTATAAATATCTTGATTTAACTTATTAAGTTCTTCTCTAAATTTCTTTAACTTTTCAGTTGGACCAATAAAAAATGCAGCTATTTCATCACTAAATGTAACTGCCAAAGAAGATACAACACCTAAAGCAAGACCAATACCAGCTGGACCAACTAAACCAGCAGCCATTGATTTCAATGCTTCAGTTGCACTTCCACTTTTAGTTTGTAATCTTTGAAATGATTCTAATAAAGGGTTTAAGTTATTCGCAATACCTATAAATCCATAAGGAGCATCTTGTGCAACCCTTGATAAATTAGATAAGGCATTTGTAGCATCATTAGTTGGTTTTGCAACACCATTAATTCTTGAACTTAATGTACCAATAGAACCTTCAACACTAGCTATTTTTGTGTTTAACTTTTGTATTTCACCAACATCAGTTGATCTCTTTAATTTTGCTTGTAATTTACTAAGTAAATTTTCGGCTTTTTGCAATTCAGCAGATAAATCTTCAGTATTAGCACCAATATTTATTTCTATATCTAAAATGTCTGCCATCTTTATTAATTTACTCCGTACAATTTAAGTGTTCTTGCTAGTTGTTCATCAGTTATCAACACTCTTTCCTCATCAACATCTGCATCATCCAAATCTGGAATACTCCAAAAAGCCTTCATACTTTTAGGAGTTTTCTCGGTAGTGGAACTTAGATATACAATATAGGCAAGGTTTCTAGTCCTTGCCCATTCGTTTAACTCGTTTCTTTCCTTACCTAAAACGATAATGGAAAAGTCCTTCCAAGTCATATCCCAAAATTCATTTGGTCGTATTCCGCACTCCGCAGCTTTAACTAGAATATCATCCCAGCTTAGCTTTGTTAGGCTTTTTTTTTTCTTCTTCCTTCTTTACACCTGTAATGGTGTGGACTGTATTCTCAACGATATATTTTATGTAGTCAATAATTTGACCTTCTTCGCTAAAAATAGACCCCACTTCATCAATCCAATCACAAGCATCATCAATAGTGTACTCAACCTCTTGTTTATTACTTACACAAGCAGATTTGTAACCAATGTAAACAAGCTGGACTATTATGTCTAAACTTGTTTGAGCCGTTGAAAGAACTTTAAAGTACTCATCAATACCGATATTGTTTTGTTTAGTAAACTCACGCATTGCCCAAGTACCCCACTTTAGGTGGATTGTGTTGTTGTTAGTCTTTAATTCGAACATAGTTTTTTATTTTATTATACTGGTACTTCAGTTTGAGCAATAGGTGGTACACTTACTACGAAAGTTGCAGTAAATTTAACATCATCTTTATCAGCAGCATTAACATTAAAGTTGCTAATAAATACTAAACTTGTAGGAGTTCCACCATAATAAACATCACCTGCTACTGGAGTTGCTCTACCCATCTTAATTGCAAATAAAGTCTTTGCAGCGTGAGCATCGTATAATTGTTGGTAACTATCTTTAGATGGAGTTCCTGTTTCATCAATCGCAAAACCTTCACACTCAAAAGATTGATTGAATGAAGGACTTGGAGTGTACTGATCTCCACATTTAGAAGTTGCATCAATCGTTCCTAAAGTTGATGTCAAAGAGTTGGTAGTCAAACAAGCAACAGGCTTGTATGTTCCGTCATTGTTAATGTCAGCTAAGAGGATATAATCTCTTGCGCTTACTTTTGTTTCTGCCATTTTATTTTATTTTAATTTTGAGTTATGGTTATATTATATGTTATTAATACTCTAAAAACATTATCTAAAGGGTTTAAGCCGTCTAAGTTTCTTACACTTTCAACACTTAAACTTGATGCAGTGAATCCGTTTGCCAATGTTATATTGGTGTCCGAATTTATTGCGTTCAAGACTAAATCGCTTATAGCTTCAGCACGTTTATAACCAAAGTTAGCATTTTTTGTAATAATATCAACTGTGATGCTAATACTATTTGTATAACCTGCTTTGCCTTGATCTTGGCTTGATGTTCTACCTGTCATAACAATATACTCATCACCAGCACCTTCAGGAGCAAAACCATCATATACAACCAATCCACTTGCACTTGTCAAGTTAGTATAAAACCACTTCTTTATCTCAATATTAGGATTTAACATTCTTCAATACGTTTAATATGTTCTTAATCAATTTAGGCTTTTCTGTTTCAAAAGCTGGTATTAAAAATGGTTGCGGTCGCATACCTTTTCTTAATATGTTAATAGCTATTGCATAAGCAATCGACTTATCGTTACCTCCACCAATTCCCTTTCTTTTTACCCATAATGTCAAAGCCTGAACCATATCTTTAAAAGTACCATCCTTTTTGCCTCTAAAACCACTTGCTAATTCCTCAAATCCTTTTGGAATTGAAACCTTTCCACCTGTTCCAAATTCTACATAAGGAGCATAAGAAGCACTTGCGCCAACAGTAAAAACAAATCCTTTTTCTACATTTTGCTCTTTTAAGTAAATACTATTCCTTAATTGACCAAAGTTTACAGGCGCTAATCTTTTTGCTCCTGATTGTATATTTAAAGCTGATGCATTTACTTCATCCTTAACATCTTGCTGAACTTTAGCATCTAAAGTATCAAGTTTCTTAAGAACATCTGATAAATTACCTATGTCAAATGTAAAACTTGGCATTATCTATAAATTATTAACTCCAAGAACCTATTTTGGTTCTCTACGTTTTTAATTGAATGTATCGTATATCTTGAACCTTCAACATCAACCTCGTAGGAATCGTTTATGTTAACACCAAAACGAATATAGAGCCTGTTCCTTTGGTCAAATTGTAATTCTGACTGATCTATCTCACGAACTTGATTATCTGGTCTTAAATCGCCCCAAACAGTCGTTTGTAGGGCAAATATCGTAGTGAACCCACCTTGACCATCACTTGTCCTTGTTGGAGCATAGATTAAGACCTCACGAGTCATCGTGTTGGCATCTACGTAATTTGCTTTCGCTTTTCCTAACTTCATATTATAAAATTGGGGATATTCTAGTCCATCTTTGACACGCTTTCCAAGACTTCTCACAAATACCTGAATCGCCATCTAATCCTCTATTCTCGTAATCGTAGCTGATTTGGTCTAATATAGCTAACTTAAGGTCTTTAGGGATAGTTGTATAACCAGCCTCATAAGTAGCTTTAAAATTGGCATATCTTGGGAATACTAACTTAGGGAACTCATTGCCTATTAATTGTAGGTTTGTTCCTGTAATCTCTAAACCATCTTGCTCCATATCAAACAACTCAAACGTATCAATATCAACTGGACCGAAAGGAATATCAAAGTTGCCACTAATATTGTTGAAATATGTAGTGATGTCTTTTGGTATTAAACTCAATCCTGTTGCGACTTCGATAGCTTCTCTTGCTTGTGTAATCATCAATGTAATCAAGGTATCTTCAGCACTTGTTGTAACACGGCAGTATAATTTTGCCTCTGCTAAAGTAACTGGCTCTACTATTGGTGCGATAGGAACTGCACTAAAGTCATTAATATAATTAGAATAAGACATATCCTTTTTTTACAAAATTACTTAATTTATTCCAATAAAAAACCCCCACCGAATTGGCAGGGGTTATTATTTACTAATCCTTAGAACTATACGTTACCCATATCAGCAAAGATTGCAGATGTAGTCAACATTAAGTTGATGTCTTCGTAACACTCAATACGAGCAGTTACCAAGTTCTTTTGGAAGTTATCTCCATTCTCATAAGAGAACTCGATAGCTAAACCTTCAACTTCAACTCTCTCTAAGTAGCTATTATCGAAGATCAATACTTTGTCATCAGTTACCCAAGATGCAGATACAACTGGAACACCCCAGATTGTGATACCACCATTAGGGTTTACGATAACACTACCAGCACCAGCATAGTAACCAGCAGCAATAGTTGCTTTCAATAAGCGACCCATTTGTTGTTGAGATACTAAAGCATAAGAAGGTACAAAGTTTGCAGCCTTTTGGTTACCGATATAATCTACTAATTGTAACAAATCGTTAGTTTCAGCAGTTGTAGTTGAACCTGTTGCAGCAGCAGATACAGTAGAGAAGAATGCAGCGTTCTCAGCCTTAAAGAAATCTCTTTGTAACATTCTCGGTAAAGTTTGAGTCAAGAAAGGTAAAGACTTCAACATTTGCTTAGAGAAAGTAGAGAAACCAGCAAGGTAGTCGTTTACAACTTTAACTTCAGTTAAAGAGTAGTTGTTCTCACCTTTATCAGAACCTTCAGTTTGAGCAGCGATGTTGTTAGTTAAACCAGCGTTCTCACGATAGTAAACATACAATCCAGTTTCGCTTCTAACAGTAGGGATCAAATCTCTAAAGTTTAAACTTTGAGAAGGTTGGATAGCTGGGTTTGGAGCATAAGTTGCTTGAGAATCACCAGTTAAGTTTCCACTTAAAGTCATTGTCTTAACATCAGATAAGTCTAAACGGAATTTTCCGCTATTCTTTAAAGACTTCTCCATTGCTTCAAAATTACCATCTAATTTCTCCATGATAACTTCATCCATAAATTTAACTTCTTTCTTAGCTGCTTTCTTTTGTGTAGCTAATTGTCCGTCGATTTGCTTTTGTAACTCGTCTTTTACAACAGTTACTTGTGCAGCCACCTCTTTGATTTGGGCTTCTGCATTAGCTTGGAAACCTTTAAGGTTCTCAGCCATTTCATTGATTAAATTTTCCATTTTTACTTTTTAAATAGATTGTTAAATTGCTTAATTGCCTTTAATACTTCCTCGTTATTCTTTTCTTCTACCACTGGTGTCGGCTCAACTGATGGCTCGGGTTGAGTGATTGTTTCAGTAATCTCCAAAGTTAATAACTCGGCTTGTATTTGTTTTATTTGAATCTCCATCAAAGCAAAGGTGTCATCTGTGAATGTACCACCTCTAAATGCCTTGATTAAGTTTTCTAATCTTATTGATAAATTTTCTTTTGTTTCTTTAAACTCTCCCTTGAAACCCAACATTGGTGTTTCTGGATTAGCACCCCAAAGAACCGCAGAACCTTCGTATAGTTTTAATTCCGTGATAGTACGCACACCAGTCTTTTGGTTTACATCCGACTTTAACGTACTAAAACCGATTGAGTGTTGATTGATTAAACCAGCTTCATATAACTTGATAGCATCTTCGCCACATTCAGTTTCTATTAAGTCAGTAACCGCAACAAGCATATCGCCTTCTATGTATAACTCTTTAGGCTTCCCTAAAGTGTGTGCCATATCAGCTTTGTGATCTACTAAAGACCAAATCATATTTTTGCCTTTTGGTCCACGTTCTTTGATAGTCTTGGTAAACGCTTCAGCAACGATAATATCATTGTCTAAATCTACGTTTCCAATCCTTGACCAACACGCTTTTACTGTTCTTGATTCTGGCTCTATATCCAAAATCATATCATTGTAGCTTTTGTTTTCAATCTTACTCATATAACAAAGTTATTAATTTTTTTTAATCTGCTAACAAATCTCTTATTAAATTAGAAATTTGCATCAAAGCCACATTATTAATTAGATTCCAAACCAACCCCATATCTCCCATTGGTGGGTTATCTTGTAATCTTTTTGGCTTTCCATCTTCGCCTCTAACCGCTTCATAACCTAACGTACAACGGCAGTTGATAACATCGCCAGCACTTCCACTTGGGTCGCAAGGATGTAACATTTGCTCAAAACCTCCGTTTTTAGTCTTAACATTAAATTTTTCATCGTAAGCTACTTTTATTCCATCCATGTGAAAATGGTCAAACTGATCTCTAGGTACACGCCTTGTTCGGTTATCCCTTGCAGCAATCCACTCCTTCATAGTTACAAGTCCTGTTGATGCCGTTCCTACCATTGAGCCTATGTTTGCTGCTCTACCTGTTTCCGTTCTTGCTATCATCTCCGCTCTGTAATCTGTTATCCCAGCCGTTCTTAATAGCTTGATTGTTTCTTGTAGCGTTAAACCTTCATCAACAGACCTTATTAAGTATTGTTGAATTTGGTTTTTAGTTGTTTGAGTTATTTCTGCTGCTATATTATCTAAGCCTTTTAATTCTAAATAAGTCAGCATCACATAAGTAAACAAGTCCGTTTGCTTACTCTTAAACTCCTCTGGACCGAAATAACCTTTCACTTGTTTTGAAACGTTTTTCTCGGCAATTTGTGCCATCTTAACGCCCATTGCAATATGAACGTTTTGGATGGTCTTTTTTATCTTCTTGTCGCTAATAGCGTTTAAATCTTGGGTATCGCAATAAGTATCCACTTGCCTTTGTAGTTCTTTCTTGAACTTAGGTGAGTAGGTTTTTATTGCGTTTAAGTATAGTTTCCTATAATCTTGCCAAATCATTATGCGTCTAATTTTTCAAGTAACTTACCAGCTGCATTAAATACATCTGTTTGACCTTGTTGACCTGCTCTTTGTCTAATGGCAATAAGTCCTGCTCTATCTACGTTTACAAAATCACTTGTGTAAATGTAGTGCCAATGTTCTTTCGTATCCATTTCAGCGTTTGCATCAATGCCTAAAAACCACTTACCATAAGCAGCCATTCCGTTTTCCTCAATGTATGCGTTTTCTTCTGCTGCGCTTGGTCTGTTCCAAGTTCTTGAACTAATTACTTTGCCTTGACTAATCAATGAAGCAGCTTGTGTAATACCACTACGATTTATGCCTGTTGTTTTCTTTATTTCGCTTATTAACTGATTAGCTAACTCTACGAACTTTTGTACGTTATTCATATTTATTTATTTGGATTGTATGCCCAGTTCTTTAAGGAAATATCCCTCTTAGATGGACACTCTTTGTTTACAGGTTTGCCTTGCTCCATATTCTTCATTCTACTAACAAAGCTAATCGTTCTATTTGCCGACTTAACTTCATTTGCACCCCAATCCGCCTTCTTCTTGCTCAATAGATTTAAGTTCCTATTTACAGGACTTCTATCTAATGATGCTAAACGTGAGCATTTAGTTTCACTCCAAGCCTTTAACTCCGAGTAAGACATATTTACTGTATCGTGGTACTTTGCGTAAACTTCATCAATAACCTCGCTAAGGTCGGCTTTAAGGTCAACCTTTAAATCAAATAACTTGTCTAAAATGTCTTGACTATTCATTTGGTAATGTTAATGGTTGAAATTCATCTGGACTTTGTAAACTTGAAGGGATATATAGTTTTTCCATTTCCGCTTCATCTATGTAAGGTGGAATCTCTAATCCCATAATATCCATCTTTTGCTTTGGCGCAATCCACCAAGCCTTATCTAACCATTCAACTTGCTCTGCTTTGTTAGCTTCTAATTCACCATAAACTGTTGGGTCAAAGTCAACATAAATATCAGTTCCACGATAACCCCAATCCGAATGTAGTTTTCTATTCAAGTTATCTCTAATACCTACTAACAAAGGAATAGCGCAACGTACTGTCAATGCTTTCTCTCCTTCTCTTTGGTTGTTGTAAGTCTTGTTATCAGCATCGTTTAATAATTGAGATGGTACTCCATAAATATTACAAAGTGCTTTCATATCCCACTTCTCACTTTCAATAATATCTAATTCAACAGGACTTAATCCAATTTGTTTCCAATCTACTTTATAACCACTAACTGCAATTGAATTAAAGTTAGCAGAACCACCTTTTTCGCTTACGGCTCTTTTAAGTGCTTGTGCTTGTTGTGTTCCACTTATAGGGTCAAACCTATCATCATTCATAAAAAGAACTCCAGCTGGACCACCATTCTGGAAAGAAGCAACCGCCGCAGTCTTGGCTTCGTTTGAACGAGTCAAGTTTCTCGCAGCAGCCATCAATGGTGATTGACCATATAGTTGATTCCCAGTTGTATTCCATTGTAAGTTTATGTATTTATCTTGTAATACTTCTTGTTTAGTAAAGTTCCAAAGTGGACCATAATTTAATTGGTAACCGCTAATCGTTGGAGGAAAGTTTTGAATGTCCGCTAACACGTACATATACTGCGAAGGAAGCACGTACATTTCATACGGCTTACCATTATTGTTACCACCTTCAATCATCTTTGCGTAAACAAAAGAATTACCTGTAACTAATTTAAAAGTACACCAAGCCTCTACGAAATCGCCAAAGGTATCTTCTTCATTAGGGTATTTTAATAACTCGTTTAATCTTGCATCTTTTGTATATATTTCAAATGCTTTCTTATGTAGCTTTTCAACATCCTTCCAGTTCTCAATCTTATCTGGTTGGCTCATTAACGCTTTGTATTTCTTTGCAGAAGTTTCATCCACTACTTTGTAAACGTGGAATGGAGCAAGTTTTGCTTTGTCCGCAATTAATTTAACGATTGAATAAACTATATCGTTTGCTGAATAACCATCATTTACAAAACTAATGTTATCTCCACCTTGCCAAGTTATTATCCCTTGTTGTATCGCAACTTGTCCGTTAAAAGGAATTTGAGGTAGTACAGTAGATAGTTTTTGTCTTTTACCAAAAAAGTCAAGTAATCCCATTATATATGAATTTTAACAAAGTTAGACAATTTATCCTAAAATACCGACACCTCAAATTTTAGCTTGGTTAAATGCGTAAACACGGCATACCTACAAGCATCCATCAAGTCATCATTTGCCTTTACAGGTTCTTCTATTACGTTATCGTTTTTATCCTTTTTCCATTTGTAAGACATAAACTCCCTTCTTAGGTTTTTGCTATTGTAGTGCAAGTTTATTGGATAAGACTTCATCTTTACTATCCCTGCCCATACATCCTTTTGCGCTGGTTTAATGTTAAATCCTTGTCGGTAAAGTTCCTCAATAGATTTAGGCTCGGCTGCATCCGCATAGATTGTGGCACGTTCTGGTAGTTTCTCTTTAATCAATCTTGATAGGTCGCTTAAAGTCAATCCGCTTTGGTAAACTATTTCCTCAAAGTAGTTTTGTCCTTCATAATGAGTAACCTTAACTAAAGCAGCTGGGTGGACATAACCAAAGTCCAATCCATAAAAGACATCCCCATCTGGTGCTTGGTCATATTGTTTCCATTGAGTATAAATAATTTCCTTTGCTGAACCTCGTTCCCCTAATCCGTAAACTTTCCACATAAAGTCATCAGGCAAATCCTTGTATTGCTCAATGTTTCTTATTTGACTTTCGCTAAGGTTTGATATATTGTTTAGGTAGGTAGAATGTATGCGCTTATTCTTTGGGTTATCAGCTACTTCATAAACCCAAGAGATAAAGTCGGCTGGATTCCAGTCTAAGAATGATTGTCCAGTAGTACGAATTAAAAGCTGGTCAAACAAAGCCTTGCTAATTAGGTTTGCCTCGTTTACGAATAGTATATCCCTTGCTGGTCCTTTAGCTTTGTCAGGGTCTTCTAATCCGAATAACTCAATGTAAGAGCCGTTCTTAAACGTATAAATAAAATCAGTATATCGGAAATCCTTTTCATCCCAGATGTTCCATTGCTCAAGTATGTTTTTAAAATCCCTATAAACTCCACGCTTTATGTGTGGTAGGGAATGAGATACGCACGAAATTCTTGTATTAGGCTTGGTTAAAGCTATGTGGATTAGTAACTGAACAACTGAATAGCTTTTACTTGATCTTGACCCACCTTCGTTACAAATTATCGGATAACCTTCTTCGTATGCCTTTTTATTGGCATAAAAGACAGGTGTAGCCTTAATCTTTAATTGGTTGACAATCTGCATCTGGTTCTATTGTGATTTGCACATTACCCTTTATGTCGGCGGTTATGTCGGTTGTTTGTTTAGGTTTACCTTCTAATCTATCAACTACTGCTTCATAGGCTCTTTGATCTCCTTTCAATGCTTTGCTAATCATTTGCATATCCATCAATTCAAGTACAGTAAAATCTTCATCTTCACCTGTAATTGGATTCCTTCTTTTTTGTACTAATTCAAGCAACCTAAGTAAACGAGTCTTTGAGTTTTGAACTCCTTTAGGTCTACCATTTGGGTTACCAGATTGACCTTTTTCAAAGTGTTTTAAGTTATCTATTCCTGCCATTGTATTTCCATTGTTTTACAAAGATATGCCACAATTAGGGCAAACCTTCCCTTTTTTGGTATTGTCTATTGATTTTGGTTCATCATTACTTGGAACAAGAAAGTCCACATTGACACCCCATTGGCTTAAATCTTCTAATTGCCAATCATTATTTGCTAACATATCCATATCCCACATTCCATAGTGTGTATTGTCTATAACCAGTAACTTTTGCTTTTCTCTTTCGGTTAAGTTAGGCATTTTAATCACAGGCACATCTTGGATGCCTAATTCTAAACAAGCACGATACCTTTGATTACCTCCTAAGATTACATTGTTTTCATCTATGATTAACGGCTTTGCTTCTAATAGCTTTTGATCTTCTTGAATAGACTTAACCAACTTTGCAAAGTCATCAGCATCAATCTTTCTTGGATTATTTGGATTAGGTTTGATTTCGTTAATGTTCATTATTGGTTATAGGTTTGGTTGTAGTAATTAATGCCTGAAGTAGCAAAAGCCATTTCATCAATACCTTCATTAAAAGCATCCACTACCTGCTCTTTTTCTTTTTCAATATACATTTGATAATTATCTTGAAACCATTCAGTAAATGATACTTGGTCTTCATTCATAATATCAACAAGTTGTTGAATTGCTGTTTTCATATTATCGGTTTTTTGTTGGTGTTCGTATTGAAATAATACTATCTATTTTTTTCTCTAAATTGTCATATCCTACCCATTTACCACACTTGGTACATTCAAATTGAGTTTCTTTTATCTTACCGAACCACACATAGCCTTCGGTAACTGTACCGCATTTACAGGTATATAGCTTCTTTCCGTAAGTGTCTTTCATTATCTGCCTTGTTTATTGTAAGGTTTAACCGCCTTGTCCTTTGGACCAGATGTTTTTTTGTACTTGCCACACTTTCTTTTGCCAAAGCTGACTTTGTTGTTACTGCTTACTTTCGCCATTATAATTGTTTATTAGGTCTGCCATAAAATCAAATCTTTGTTCTTGTGTTTCACCAAATACATAGTGCGTAGTTCCATCAATTTCAAAAACATAGCAAGGATAACCTGCTATTTCTTGCTCTTTGCACGTTTCAAATATGTTACTTGTATTTGTCAATTAATTCGTTTAATTCAGTTCTTGTCCATTTCTTTAGCCTATTGTTAACCGCCTCAAACTCTAACTCTTTAACCGCTTTTTCCCCAATTCGTTCTACAAGTCCAATCCTATACATTGCTTGGTTGCCGTGCTTAAACATATTGCATCCAGCACATTGCAAATGAATGTTCCATTCGTTAAACCTTAAAGCCGAATAACCTTTAACTGTAAAGTAGTGTCCAGCTTGATTACCATTGTAACTTCCGCAACTAATACAAGGCAATCCTTCATCTCTCTTTCTTATATACGCATTAACTACCTTTTGGGTTTTTTCTAACAACTTAGGTAAAGGTATCAATGGCATAAAGCAAAATTAGGGTTACTTTTTCAATCTAACAACACATAATCTATCGTTATGCTTGTATCTTTTTTTGTTTATTGGGTTCATATAGGTCATTATGGTTTTATAGTCAGTACCTAAAAACCTTATAGCCTTTGCTATTGACCTAAACCATATTTCTTCTTTTGTATCTAAATAAATCAGTCTTACTTCAATGTTGTTGTCTATTCCTGTCATCGGTTTATTAGTTTGTAATAAAGTTGTTTTAATAGTTCCCAAATAGCTATGGTTATAAATATTTTAAGCATAATCTTTTTATTTCAAAATATAGATGTGCGGTTATATAAATGCAAGAAGCTAAAGGAACGCTAATCAGCATAAACTTTAGCAATTCATAAATAAATGTTAATTGTTTCATAGTTGGTTTTGTAAAAATAGGTACAAAGTATATCTTTTGCACTCGTTTTTGATAAATATTTCATTATTTAATTTCTCTAAGTCTTTAGGTGTTTTAGCAGTTACCTTGTAATGTGCTATTATCTTTTTCTTTATTTGATCTGCTTTCTCTGGACTTAAATTTTCCTTGTTTAATTCCTTTCGTTTCCATAGTACATCAAAAGCCATTGTATTTAGCAACTCCCATCCTCTTTTAGCAGACTTATCCCAATTTTCGTACAATGCCTCAATAATTTCATCATCTTGGATTTTAGGTATCTCTACTGGTTGCGGTTCTACATAGGTCTTTTGTCTTACTTGTAAAGCTATCGGCTTATAAGCTGCCATTACATCACCAAAGAATTTAGGGGTAAACATAATCGCTTTGTCAACTGATAATTTCCCCATTGCGTAAAGTTCAAAAGCTACTCCAAGTTCCTTTAGTTTAAAGTTTCCGTAATTCTTTATTACAAATTCGCATAAAAACTGAAATAACTCAATTGTAGGTGTTTGACATCCGCTTAAAGCAATACAAGTCTTTAAATGTTCTTTAACCTCAATCGGTGAGCATCTACTAACACTCATTGTATCTAAAGCAACCACAACCTTTAATTCATCTGGTTCAAGTTTATTATAGATTTCTAAGTGCATTAGCCTCTCGTTCTGCGTAAGAGAGTTTATGGATTGGGGTAATACTTCGGTTAATGATTTCATCGTTCCAAGATTTGTTGTTTATAAAGGTTTCTGGGTTTTTACGGAATTGTTTGTCTGGTACTGATTGTTTGTAAAGGTCAATATAATTCATTGCATTTTGCCTTTCTTCATCGGTTAATTTAATCCACTTCTTTTTTAGCTTTTGCTTATCCCCTACCTTTTTATCATAATCATTCCAAAACCATTCAAAATCTATATTTATATTTTCATTTATAGTTATAGTTCTATTTTCAGTTTCAGTTTCCATATGCTTAGCGTATGCTTCGCTAGTGCTTTCTTTTTTAGGTGATTTAGCGTTATTTCGCCTACTTTCACTAAATTTTTGCCTTCTAATGGTTTCATTATACATTCTATCGTTGTAGTATAAACCATCTTCAACTTTAAATTTATCCCAAATCTCATTATCATATGCTTTACATATGCTTAGCATATCCTTTTCACTTAATTTGCCTTTTTGATGTTGTAAGCACAAAAGTCTAATGTATTTACCAACTTGTTCATTATCCATTGTAAAAGTGCCACTAAGAAAATCGCTTGTGTAAAATAACACCGCTGGGTCTTTAGCCATAAAAATAAAAAAGGCTCTCGGCATCCACCCCAGTAGGATTAGGGTTTCAGCTTTGAGCCAATAAGTTTGAGTTAGGATATCCTACATCCTTTGTACAAAAATACTACTTATTTACCATTAATTCAAATTCTTGAATAGCTTTAAAAATTTGATGTGCAACCTGTGGAACTATTGCGTTTCCGTATGCTTTGATTGATTCGTTTCTCCATTTAGAAAAGGTGATGTTGTCCAGTTCTCTGGGAAGCCCATCATTTCCTCCACAAACTGGGGGTTTAGTTGGGAAGTAGTTGAAGTCATTCTTTTTATTGTGTCTGGAAGAACCTCCCCATATTTTTGAGTTTTCCCTGTTAATGTTATTCTCAATCCAGGCTTCGTGCATCCCAAATAATCCCTTTGATTTGGTGTTGGTAACATTCCTTGTCTTGCAAGTTTCGTTAATGACATTTGATTCTCCGTTGGTGAACCACTCATTTTCCCCCCTTCCGATGCTAATGGAGTTGGTAGCATCATTGAATAGATTTGTGTCGCTAAATTTGGCATTGTTGTTCCATTCGGATACTTTTCCATTCTTGTTTTGAACTTCTCTAAATCTTGAATGTGTTCCATTGTTGTTGGAGTAAGCAACAAACCAGATTCTATATCGTTGGTGCGGCGCATTGACACCTGCAGCTGGAATAAGAAACGGTTGGACTTCATAGCCTTCCCTTTCCAAGTCATCACACACCTCGTTGAATACCATCCCTCCATTCCAATTAACAAGTCCACGAACATTTTCGCCAATAATCCATCTTGGTTTGACCTCTTTAATGCATCTAAGCATATGTGGAAAGAGGTGTCTTTCATCGGCTTTCCCAAGTCGCTTTCCTGCACTTGAGTATGGTTGGCAAGGGAATCCTCCTGTGAGGATGTCAACTGATCCTGAGTGAATAGAGAAGTCTGTTTTAGTAATGTCATTGTAACTAATTGAATTTGGGAAATGATGTTTTAATACTTGTTGACCAAATGGATTCCATTCGCAATGAAATAGATTTTCCCATCCCATCCATTCCGCTGCTAAATCAAATCCACCGATTCCGCTAAATAATGATGCGTGTATCATATTGAATATTGAGCAACTTGCTTCTTATTTTTCAGCTTAATAATGGTTGTTTTTATATTCATCCCATCATTCCTAAGATCAGCTATTCGTGCTGCTAATCTAAAGCATCCAAACTTGTTTAAAGCATCAATAGGGGTTAACTTTCTACCCTTATTTAAATAAGATTTAATTTGTTGATTTTGAGACATATTAATTGTTTTTATGCGTAAATTAAAGATGTTTTATTAGTATTATATCCTAACAAATAACAATAAAGTGTTTGTTTATTTAATCCAAGTAAAGTTGCTGCTTCTTTAGCACTATCATAAAATATACCTGTTTTAGTATCTAAAACAACTTTTGAATTAGCTAATCTTGATGCTTTGATATTTTTATTAGTAACTTTTTTTAAGCCAATTTTATAAGCGTGTAACATATTTTGACTTGGAGTTACCCATTCAAGATTTTCTATCCTATTATCTGTTTTAATTCCGTTTATATGATTTACTTGTTTATAATTATTTGTATTTGGTATAAATGCTTCAGCTACTAACCTATTTACACGAAACTTTTTAATTTGACCTTTATTACATAAACAAACTTGGTAATATCCATAAGCATCTAAAAATGGTTTTAATTTTCGTTTAAATTTGTTATTTATAACATTACCATCTTTACTTATGCTATAATTTAGGTATTTTGCGATTTGTGTTGTTTGGCTCATAGTTGTAGGTTTTAAATTTGCGCTTTACGTTTTCGCCCAACGAGGGGTTGTTAATGTCTAAAAGGGCAAGTCATCGGTTGAATGTGGTTCTGCTTCTTGTTGGTTTACTGCAAATTCCTTCTTACCTGTTGGTGCGTTATAAGAAACCTGCTTACCTCTGCCACAATAGTTTTTCTTTGCTTTTTCTGCTCTTTCCTCTTGGCTTTGGTTGTTCCATACTGTGTGAGTGTTTCCTTTGTCATCTGGTTGCTTTAAGAAGTCGGTAGCTACGTTTGCGTAGTGTTTGCCGTTTTTAGCTTCCTTCCAGTTGATTTCCTCTTTGCAAATGTTTAATACAATCATTGTTTTAAGTTTAATGTTTATTTAATTGTTCTTGTTCTAATGCTATTTCATTTTGTCTATCTTGTTCTAACTCCTCCTCATCTTCTTCTTCTTCCCAGTCGCAATGTTCTAAACAATCTGGACAAATTCCAATTTCATCCATATCGGTATATGCTCCGCAGCAAGTTGAATATGGCATAATTAATCGTTTAAATAGTTTTCAAATACTTCAAATTTATCAGCTAACATTTTATAAGGAACGTAATCCCTTTTAGGTTGATCTAATAACTCTGGGAAGTGTTTTTGTTTATGTAGTTTAAGTTTATACTTAGCTAAATTTAATTGATGAATCATTTCACTTGCGTTTTGAGGATAGCTTGTATCTACTTTGTAATTCCAAAATTTAACTGCTTCTCTTAAATCCCATAATCTTGTTAATGGTGTCATAAAGTTTGTTTTTTCTTGGTAAATAATTTAGTTACTTCTTTGTCGGCTAATTCTTGATTCAATGTGTAAAGTTCAGCCAATTCGTTTGTGCTAATGCATAAGTCAATAGCTAATTCTAAGTCATCAAGATTATCGTGCGTTTTAATGTAGGCTGGTTTTTCATCACTTTGCGCCATTTCATCACCTGTATAAAGTCCGCTTAAATCTTGTGGGTAAGCCTTTCTTAAAGCTAATGCCTCTGCAACTTTACTTAACATTGTATGTGGCATCTTCGCCCATAATCCCATTGGTTTGCCTTCGTTTGTTCGTTGGCAGTATTCATCCCAATAAGCTACTCCAACGGCTGCTTCATACCTTAAATCGCCGTGAAATCTAAATACTGATACCTTACAAGAAATTAACTTACCATCTTGTTCTACAAATACAGGTTCGCTTTGTCCACCATAGTTTCCGCTTCGTTCAGCGATTACTCGGAATCCATCAATGCTTGTTTGAATGGTCATTTTTTTAGACCATCCGTTTTGCGTTTTTACGTTCCGATGGATGCAATAAATCTGCCTTGATAATGCATCAAGTCCTGTTCTTTGTGCTTGATAAAGAAATAGCTTTAGTTCATCAACTGTTGCCTCTGGAGCAATCTGCGATTTTACTAACTCTACTTGGTCTTTCGTGTACGAAAGTTGTGGCTTTTTAGCCAGTTGTTGCTCGTTCATATTGGTTGGTTTTAAAGTTTAAAATTAATACTTTTAGTGTTAATAACAAAATTAAATAAGCACATTTAAGTTGAAAACATCCTTTTTTATGGTATCATCAAACTTATTTGACAATTGACCTTTAATTTTTTGGATTGAGTGCAAAACTGTTGTTCTATCCCTGTTAAAGATTTGTGCTATTTCCTCGCCATTTAATTCTGTTTTTTCCTTAGTTAAGTACATAGTCATTTGCCTTGCCAAAGTAACTTCCTCGCCTCTATATTTGGACATCATTTGTCCATACTTAATTTGATAGTAATTACATACTTTTTCGGCTATTTCCACCGCATACTCCTTTTGTTGTTCTTTGTCCATTCTTATTGTTTTTATGTTTAAATGTTTGTCTAATAAATCCTTTAATTGATTTATCTCTTGCTTTAGTTTTTTGTTCTTTTCTCGCAAAACCTCTATTTCAAGTTCTGCCATATATGATTTATGTACTTCTTTCATTAGAAATGTAAAAGGTTTATTGGTAACATAAAATCCTCCGTTAAGGTATAAAGGTCCAGAATCAAGTAATGGTAGCTTTTAAGGATTCTGCGCTGGATGTCATTCATCCTTGCAATCTTGATTAGTAAATCTTCTTCACTTATCATTGTCCTTGTGTCATCCAAGCCTCGCCTCCATTCAGCAAGGTCAGCCTCAAATAGATTTTGCCTTCCCTGTGCTTGTTTTAGCAGTTCCAGTAGGATTGTTGCTCTTTTGTGCAACTTTAGTTGTTTCTCTTGATAGATTAGTTTGCTCATATTGTTTTAGGATTTTATAAACCAACTTACTAAGCGTTATGCCTTTATTGTCAGCTTCGGTTTGTAGGTTAGTCTTGATTTGGTTGGTTACTAATGTTGTTATTAGGGTTTTCATAGATTTTTTTTATGCCTTCGGCTAATTCCTTACAGGCGGTTACTGTATCTCTTACATAGCCACTTGGCATTGTCTTTAGTTTAGTTTCTAATGTGTAAATAAATGTTTCAATTGCGTTCATAAATTAGTTTTTATAGGTTTTGTTATAATAGTCCATACCACCTTCAAATTCAAATGATTCATCTCTTTTGCCGTTCCATACGTTAATTTCGCCATTATCAAAAGCATTTCTTAGATCAGCTTTTTCCATTGGCAAATACTTTTCTTCAATAGTTTTAGCTAATTGTTCTGGAAGGAATGTAAAGGTGTGAGCAGTTTTAATGTACTCTAATAGTAATTGCATTGGTGTTTTCATAGTTAAATGTTTTGAAGGATTGCGGTAATTAAAAATGCCACGCATACAATAATAAATGCGTAAATTGGTTTGATGCTTTCAGCTTTGTAGCGTTCGTTTGCTTTCTCTTGTGGAGTTTTTAGTCTGTTCATATTTATTGGTTTTGGTTTTTAATAAGTCTTACTTCATATTCTAAGTTTAAATACATTTCCATTTTAGATTGTATTAAATCTATTGAATAGGATTCAGCTGGAATTAATATTGTAATCCATCTGTCAGTTGTTCCTTTTTTGTAAATTTCAAATACTCGTTTCATATTGTTTGTTTTGGTTTAGAAATCAAAGATAGGGTAAAACCTTATAACTTTATCAAACAAAGCAAATATTTGTGATAAGCGGTAAAAAATAGGGGATGAATGGTAAAAATGGCATAAAAAACCACCCTAATAAGACTAAAAGGGTGGCTAAACCTAAGTTCTCCAATATGAAAGTCAAAGATATATAAAAAACCCCACCTTTTTAGGGGTGAGGAACTATGAACGAACAACTATTTAGAACCATCTTGTAATGGTGTATCGTTAGAATTATCAACCATTCGGTATCCTTGTTGCCAAAGAACCTTACATAAAGTTACACTTTTCTCAATAATTGCATCTTCATCATCCATTGGATTGAGGATGTGTAAGCACTCGTGTAACAGGATTTCAAGCTGCTTCTTACCCTTTAGCCGTGAGTCAATATACACAACACCATCGCTTTCAGCAATGCCGTGAGCCTGTTCCCTACCTAATTTGCGATATATGATTTTAATCTTCATCTTTCATTAAAGCTAAATCTGGTCTGTCTATTTCTTTAAATATAAGTTTCTCACCACCTCTTATTTTGCCTAATGTTAACTTGATCTCTTGCTCTAAGTTGTGCAGTTCAATTAGTTTAGTAACTAACCATTGCTCTTGTTGTATTGGTGTCAATTTTGCAAAGTTTTTAGGGTATCTCATATTATTTATCAGTCTTTGAATGAAATTTATTACAAGTTTTGCACTTGAATTGTATCCTTGTCAAACCAGTAGCCGTTACAACCTTATTATTTCTGATTAAATCATCCGAACCGCACTCTGGACAACTGCCTCTATCCTCCCCAAATATTACCCCATAATGAGTTTTAGGCTCTATATGATTTGAAAGCATTTTAAATACCTTTTCTAATAAAACCACATCTTTTTTACAATACTTAATCATAGCTTCCATTGCAGCTTTATCTTTATGCAATAGAATATTTTTCCAAAGACTATATTCTGTTTTGATCTTTTGTCCTATGCCTAAGAAATCAGCTATATAATTAAGCCTGTTAGAATTAAACCTAAACTTTTGCCTTGCAACCTTTAATGTATCAATTGTAGTGTATTTTGGGAACATTTCTATTTTATGAAATAAGCATCTTGTTCTAATCCAAGCTAAATCAAACTTATCTCCATTATGTCCTACTAATTCATTAGCTACGTTTGCAACCTCAATAAACTGTTCAAGCATTTTTTTATCATTCTGCTTTGCATCCCATTGTAAAGCATATACCTCCTTATCATCTTCCCATTTATAACAAATACAAATAATTGCCCTTTCTTGTATTATGTTTGAATAGTCAATGTTTTTCTTATAACCAGCTTCCCAAAATAAACCGATGTTTGGACTTGTTTCAATGTCAAAAAAAAGCCTTCTGCGTTTTGTTTTTGTTGTTGCCATAGGTTTTGTTTTATGCAATACTATTTAAAATCAAATCTGCTTCTTCTTCCCTTCGCTTAACCAATCCATCTAATCCTACATTCTCCCAAAGTCTTTTAGACCTTTCTATTTGGTCAGCAATCCCCTCGTAATCAGCTTTAGCCACAAGATTAACAATTGCCCTCATTTCCTTGCGCCTATCACCATCTAACTTATTACCCCTGTTATAGATCATTGAAACCAACGCACCTCTTGTGTCCTCGTTTAAAGTATCAAGTTCTGGATATATAGCTTTAGTCAAAGCATAGTATTTAGGTAGCGACTTATTAACGAACACATCGTATGCAAAATTGTATGGAATCCTAACTTGTAGTATTTCGCCACGCATCATTGATTTAACGGCTTCTCCTTTTATCCCTACCACTTTTCTTAACGCATTAATAAAGTTTAAATTTAAGCCATCCCAGTCGCTAAAGAACTGCTTTTCGGTTACATAGCCAAGATCATAGCCGAGACCTATCGTACATCCGCTATCACCTCCAGCCCAAATAGGCTTTTGGTATCTTTTTTCATACACGGCTCTACCTCCGACCTCGTGCTTAATTATCATTTCAATTGCCTTCTTAGAGATCATATTACTTGATTTATAAAGTAAACTAATCCAATTACCCACAATACAAAACCAATTGCAAATGCTCTTTTTTCGTTGTTTTCCATTATTTACTGAATTTATCAATAGTTGTTAAACCTGCAAATGCCATACTCATATAAAAAACTAAATCGCCTAAATGGTCGCTTTTAGTAATTACAAAAGTTGTATATAAACAAATAGCACCAATAAAAGCCAAAATCCTTTTATGGCTCATAGCACCAACTTCATCACTAAACATTGAAATAATAAACTTTTTCATATTAAAACTTTTTATAGTATCCGAAAGAATATCCGTTCATTGTTGCCGTTGCCGTATATAAGGTGTTTTTAGCCGTTTTAAGTGCAATTGAACCGCCAATACCAATTTGTCCGTTTGAGTGCTTTAAATCGCCTATAAATCCCAAATAAAGCTGGTTCTTTGACTTTGGCTCTATTAATTTGGTAATTGTTATGGTTGGTAGGTTAAAATTGGCACTAAAACCTCTGCCTTGTATCTTGTTTTGACTGATTGTGTCTTGAATGTATGCGTATCCAATAGAATCTATGCGCATAGTATCGGAATAAACCTTTACTTGGTTATAATCCTTAACGATTGTAATTGTGTCCGTTTCAACTATGTAAATTGTGTCTAAAACTACAAAAGGGATTGAATTTCCCTTTATAAACTTAGTAAAAGTTTTCTCTTGGTAAACTGTATCAGTTAAGATTACAGGTTCACTTTTGGTGTATCGTGCCTCACTTCCGATAAAAAAGATTAGAACCGCCACTAATAGAACGATTACTACCTCTTTCATTACTTGAATCTTTTAGTCGCTTTGATGTAATATCTTGCAGCTAAAACTCCAGAAATAATAGCAATCAAACTCGCTATTAAAGAAACTATCGGTTGCACATTTGCAACACTAATAAATGCGGATGTTCCGCTAACAATAGTTAATAAGTCCGATTGATTGCTATTATGTACCATTACGCTTCAGTTGATTCTTGTGGTGGATTTTGTTCTTGTGCAATTTTGCCTAAATAACCTAAAATTGGATTAGCAAACTTTGCTGGGATTTCCATTAAATAAGTTTCTAATTCTTTAATCTGCTCTGTTGTTAGCGTTACCATTGTTTTTGTTTTTTTTGTTTATATAAAATAACCTTCTTGATTCATTCCGTTTTTGTATAGTTTCTATACTTTGTTTTTTACCAATTTTTGCCATAGATAATTTCTTTCTATGTTCTTCGCTTATTGCTCCTAATTTTTTACCAGTTCTTGCAATTGACATTTTAAGTCTTGTTTCTTCTGATAATTTATGCCCAGTTCTGCTTTTATTGCCCTTATGAGCAATTGATAGCTTTTTTCTTGTTTCTTCAGTTATAACAGTTCCAATCGTTCCTTCCCCACCATCAGTTAAGTTTGTTAAAATACCTGTATTATTATTTTTTCTACCATATAAAGCAATAAACTCTTTTTCTTTTTTTTGTGCTTCTTTATATGTTAAACCATCTAATAATATTTCAACTTCAATTTCACTTTTAGTTGCTATAATCTTCCAAAGACCATTTCTGTTATATCTTTCTCTTGACCTATTATATCTTTCATCGTTTCCAATTCCAATATAAAAAGGCTCGTTTTTATCTAATCTAATGTGCCTATATACATAAGCCATATTTTAAATTTTAATACAAATATACTTATTATCTAAATATGTTTATAATTATTTCGCAGTTTTAGTTTCTGCAATAGGTTCTTCTACAATAGTTTCCTCACTAACTGCTTCTTCAATATCTTCTTCAACAATTGGTTCTGGAGTAGGAGGTACATAATCGCCTGTGATTGTAACATCAATTTGAGTTGCAACCCAATTGTAAGCATACTCATTTGTTGCCCAACCATTGTAATCTTCGCCTGTCATAGTTAAGTTACCTTCTTGTAATTTACTTTGAGTGTCGCTTAATAAAGAATAGTAAAAAGTCGCAGCATTGTTTAAATTGTCATTAATACAATAAGCGTTAAGGATTGTTGCCGTTCCTAAGTTTAGTGGGAATACCACAGGTTGAATTGTTTTCATTTTTATTTTATTTTAGAATATTTGATAGAATCCACTTCCGTCAGCGATAATAAAGCATCTTGCTTTTGAGGCTAATGTTATAGAGCCAACATCACTACCTGCCATATTATAGATAGTAAATCCACTACCTGCTGAAATTGTTTGTGAAAAATTTGATTTGTTTATGACAACATATTGTAAGTTATTAGAACTTGGACTTGGTAAGGTATAAGTTTGTCCTGAACCTACTGCACCACTAATAATATGATAATAAGTAGCATTAAAAGTTGTACTTGTTGTAACTAATTCTCCTGTATAAGAAATGTTATTAGCAGTTATAGCACCATTTACTTGTAGCTTACCTTGACCATTATCTGTTGTAGTGTTTACTAATACATTACCAGTAGTATTTAAATAAAGTTGATTTCCAGAGCCACCAGCACTAATTAATATTGGTTGATAAGAGCCAGCAAACCTATATGAAGTACCTATTCTAAAAGCACTTCCACTAAATCCGAAAAAGGCTACATTATCTGTTGAGTTTTGTTCTATTTGTAATCCACCTCCTCCACCTCCATCTGCAACTTGTTTAACTAAAAGAGTAGTATTTGTAAAACCTCCAGATGTTGAACTTGTAGTTGTGTTCATTAATACATTACCCCCCGATGTGATTCTCATTCGTTCACCATAACCAGAGCCATTATAAGTTTGAAAAACTATATCAGCAAAACTATTTGATTGTTGTACTGCTCCTATATATGCCTCTGCTGCTCCGCCTATTCCTAATGAAATACCAGTTGTAATATTTGTACCACCAGTACTACTTGGCAATAATCTTAGGTTTGCACCAGTTCCATTATATCCGGTTGGAGCATATGTATTTTGAGACCATCCTCTAACTTGTAATGTGCCATCCGTATCAGTTACTGGCCCTATTCTAACTAATCCCGCGCTTGTGATTCTCATTCGTTCGCTTCCGTTATTAGTTTCAAAGATAATGTCAGCGTTTTCTCTTTGTCTAAATAAAAAGTTTGTTGATTGAAACAATTGACCAATGTAAAAACCATCACTTCCTGTTGTCCCTGTATATGCAGTTTGTAATGATATACCTGCGTTATTTGTATTGTATACGTTTAAATCATTATTAGCTGTTGCTCCATTTACGTTTACACTACTTGAGAATGTAGCAGCACCATTTCCTGCTATTGTTAATCTAACTGTATCTGATGTATAAAATTTCAACCAACCTGTTGTATTCTCTCCGTTACCTTCTATTAAACTAAATGCCTGTGTATTAGAATTTCTTTGAAAAGTTAAATAGCTAATATTAGAAGCATTATTTTTTATTTCTAAGAAGTTACTTACCCTTGCAGTTCCACTAACATCAAGTTTAAAACCTGCGTCTACAGTATATCCTATTAATAAAGAACCATATAAAGTAGTTAGTTTTGAACTTGCCGTAAACTCTGCAATAGTTGCATTTTTACCATCTGCAATTACTAAATTTCTAAATTGAGTTGCTCCGTCATTGTAACCTCTATAATTTATATATCCTGTAGAAGTCTCATTCCTACTATAATTAAAGTTTAAAGCGTTATCAGCAGATAAATAAATTCCATATCCTAAATTATTATCTACTTTAAAAGGTATTGGAGCAGCTACTCTATCGTTAGAAATATTTAAAGCACCTGTTAAAGTACCTCCTGTTAAAGGTAGGTAACCACTTAAAGCACTACCATAATTAGGAATATTAAAAACTCCTGTTGTGCTATTATAAGTTGCAGCACCACTTGAACCTGTTGTGGTCAAGCTAATCGCTGCTCTTGCTAAAGCATCCGTATATTGTGTTATTGTAGAACTAATAGCACCTGTTGTGTTATTATAACTAATTCCTGCTCCTGCACTTAAACTTGTTAAAGTAATAAAGTTAGAACCATTAGTAATTTGATTGTTATTAGTTGGAATCGTAATAACACCTGTTGTAGAGTTATACGCACCGCTTCCTGCCGTAAATGACAATGCAGCACGAGCCAACGCATCTGTGTATTGAGTAATTGTTGAAGCTATTGTAAACGAAGGATAACTACCACTAATTGATATCCCTGCACCTGCCGTTAAAGAAACAGTTTGGTCAGGAGCAGAGTTAGTAATTACACCTGTTGTATTGTTGTAGCTTATTCCTGTACCTGCACTTAAAGAAGTTAAGGTTATAAAATTAGAACCATTTGTGATTTGGTTATTATTTGTAGGTATTGTTATTACCCCTGTTGTGCTATTGTAAGCACCACTACCAGCCGTAAAACTTAAAGCTGCTCTTGCTCTTGCATCCGTAAAGTAAAGGTTTGTATTTTCAGTTACTTGACTTGTATTGTAATCGCCACTTGTAGCTACAACTGCACCTGTTCTACCAAATACACTTGTAACCGCATCCGTATTGTCATCAGTCCAAGAAGCAGTTATTGTACCTGCATCTTGTTGTGTTAAAGTTAAAGTCTTTGTTGTAGTGCCTGTTACTGCTGCTGAAACAATCATATTGTTATAAGCAGTATTAAAATTAGTCCAATCTAAGTTATCTAAATAACCATCAACTAAACTTGTAGCAGCAGGTATTGAGATTGTATTGCTTGTGTTAACTAAAGGAGCAGTAAATGATAATGCAGCTTGTTTGTTATTAAACGTACTCCAATCCGTTGAACTTAACTTACCTGTATTTGTAGCCGAAGCAATAGGTAGGTTAAAAGTATGCGTATCCCCAGTTGAAACGATTGCGAAGTTTGTACCGCTTGTGCCTGTGGTTAAGAACTGTGATTGATCTGTTAAGTTATTCAAAGAAACCATCCCCTTAGATAAGGTAGTAACAACTTGACACAAATGACCATTCTCAGTATGTAAAGTAACTGTTCTACCATCTACGTTTACATAGATTCTAATTGCTAATCTATCCGTTAAAGCTAATGTTGCAGTAGCGACAGGAATAGCGAAATAATAAGGTGCTATTATAGTCCCTTGATTAATATACTCAGGAACTCCAACGCTTGAACCTAATAAGGTAAAAGTTGTGCCGTCGTACTTATAAAGTTCTGCATAGAAGAAAGGGTCACCTGTATTGTTATTTACACTAAAATAGAACTCACAATTAAAGTTACCGCCAGGTATTGATAATACATCAGGGTCATTAGCATCCGTTAAATAACTTGCCACATATCCTGTTGTTGAAATAGCAATATCAGTTCCAGCACCTATGATTGGTTCTTTACTTAACTCTCTATAAGCTACCCCACCTATTGTACCTTGACTTACACTTGAGTTAAGATAGTAAGAAACCGAACTACCACCACCTGTTGATGTTGGAAAGTCAGCTAACGTACCATCCCCTCGTACATATTGAGAAGCAGCACCATCTAAAGCGGTTATTACCCCACTATTAGCCACTACTGGACCTTGTATATCCCTAATCTTTGCTTCGCCTGTTACTTGTAATTGACTCATAATATTTTATTGAAATAATCCACGAATATACTCCCCAGCTTCTAAAGGTCTACCAAAAGTAAGAACCCCAGTTGAACTCACAAACTTAACATCATCACCCGTTGGAGTTCCTGTTGTTAAAATGTTTTGCGCATCTACACCACCTCTTGAAACGTACAAACAAGCATAACCGATTGTGTCCGCAAAAGTAATTGATGTTTCGCCACCACTTGCCGTGTAACCTTTTGTCTTAACAGGATTTGAACCTACTATAATCACACCGCTTGGGTCAACCTCCGTTCCTGTTGTATTGTATGCACCTGTACCTTGTAGGCTAATATTGTAAGTAGCCACATCCTTTTGTGGTGCGTTTATTGCTAAACTTGATATATTACAAGTTCCGTTAATAATTGTCAAACCATCAACTCCGTTATCCACTACGAACTTAATTTCAATCGGTTCTCTTGCTAACTGCTTTTCTAACATAAACAAATAAGAAAAACCAGTCAAAGTAATTAACCCATCACAAGTAACATTCCAAGTAGCCACATCATTTTTATATTCTCTAAACCAAGCACTTGATTGGCTTGTTACCTCTTTTTGATCTACGTTTACATTAAACGTACAATTTGTACTACACGCAAAAGCGACATCAACCTCTGGGTCAACATCTGTTCTATGCCAATAAAGCATTACGTTATTTCCTATTACTGCTGCCATATTACAAATTTAGTCAATTATCCGAATGTTTCTAATATTTCACCTGCTCCGCTAATTCTATAAGCCTGTGAGTAAGTATCTGTAACCAAAACCTTCCACCAAATATTCGCACCATTAAATCCAACAGTTAAGAACTCACTTTGATAGAAGAAATCCCCAACTGAAGGAACACCAATATCTGCTAAGTAAACAACGTTACCAGTTAAAGGCGCAGCAAGAGCAGCCTCCTTAGTTAAATAACCATTTGATCTAAAGTGTGAATATCCTGTAACCTCCGATGGCAAGTTATTACTATCGTAAATAGTAGTCATTGTTGTTTCTACATTCTCTGGATTGATGTCCAATAAAGTAGCCATTATTACATCATTTGGTAAATCCATTGTTGAATTACCTATTATGTAACTTTTATTTTGAACAGTTATTTGTGCTGGGTCAGTATCGGAAGCCGTTATTCTCATCGCACCGCTAAATCTTCCATCTGTTGTTTCCATACCCATAAAAGAAGCATCCAAGTTAATAATGTTCTTATTTAAGCAGTTTGAATATTGCTTAACTACTAACTCACTTAAACTTCTATAAATGTCGGTAGGATATTCTTGTCTGTACCAATTCTTTAAGTTTAAACCTGTTGAGTCGCTTAAAAATCCTCTATATGTAAAAAAGCCATCATTAACATCATTAAAGCCTAAAGCAAGATCAATATCTAAAACATACTCATTTGAATCATTGATAAAACTTTCTGTTGTTACTTGTTTAAAGTATGTTTCAACTACTAATTGAAAGTTACTTGCTTCAATAGAACCAACAGTTGATTTCCAATAAGGAGCAGAATTATCACATAAAATAAGTTCAATACTTAAATCACCTCCTATTGGTAACAAAGGCATAACCAAATCTAAATTTACTTTAGGGTCGGTTGAACTAAATGGATAAAAATAATAATGGTCATTGAAACTTGTGTTTACCCATTGTTTATTGTTATCTAAAAATACCGAACTAACCCCATCATCAACTATTATTTTAAGGATAAATAAAGCATCTGGTCCACTTGCAGGAACTCCTAATCCAACCACATCCATAGTTAACTTTAGTACATCACTTGTATTTACTTTAGGTAAATTTATAGGTCTAACTAATGCAGTATAAGGATTTGAAAGGGAATACTCCATAATAAAAGAATTGTATCTTCTATTTGGATATGGCTTTACATAAATTATTCCATCAACAAATCTTTCTTCTTCCCAAGAAAAAGCATTGCCTTCTGTTGGGCTTACAACTGTATAATTCTTTAAATCCCAGTTTGTAATATAGTTATTTGGATATTCAACTATTTTGTCAAATCTAATCTTATTAAATCCTTTTCTAATTAACTTAAATTGGCTATTATCTACAAAGTATAATCCACTTGTGTTAGCAGCAAAACCTTCAATATTTCCTGTTGATTCATAAATTGCATCATCAAATACTGTTCCATCACTATTGTAAATAGTAACATAATAAGAATCTTGTGCAAATTGAGTTAAAGGAACTATGTAAAAGTTTCCTTTTGCTTGAAATAATCTTGAACCAACTGATCTTACAATCTTTGTTAATACTTCAAGACAATTTGTTGCAACTTGATTATCATTAATAAAAGTTGCATAATTTATATATGATTGACCTAATGTGTCCGCAGCTGGGTCATCCGTTCTATTATCCATTCCATCCGAATAAAAACTAACTCCGCTTACAATATCATATTCTAATGGATATTCTAAATTTAATAAAGCAGTCTTTATGTAAAATAAAGCCGTAAAAGTATCAACTAAAGTTGTATCATTAGCAATAAAAAAAGGTATTCTTTCTAATATACCTAATCCATCAATAGCATTAAAAGCTAATTGTTTTCTACCTGTTGAAAATACATACTGAACGTTTTCACTTAAAACCCATCCTTGCCAATCTAAATTTGCACCACTTAAAACTCTAACAAAATACTTTCTGTCATTCAATGTAGTAAAGTCTGGCATATCTTCTACATTATCAGTAACATCAATTGCCATACTTAATTGGCTAACATAAATAGGCTCAAAAGTATCATCACTTCTTGGTATGTATTGTATTTGTAAACTTATACAAGGATATTCTATTATTTCTCCATCATAATCATCCTCATAAATATTAACTATACTTGTTACATCCGATTTAGTTGCTGCCGTTATTCTATATTTAATTTCGTATGCCATTAACCCCTAATTATATTTAATGAAGAATTAGACCTTTGCATTGCTAAAACTAAATCTTGACCTCTTAATACAAATTGACCATTATTTCCCATACTATTACCATTCATTGCACCAGCATTAAATGAAGATTGCATTATATTACCAAGTTTGCTTAAAGGCAATACTGCTTCACTTTCGCTTCCCTCACCAATCATTGCTAATGTTGGACCAGTTGCAACTCCACCAGCAGCCATCTTTGGTATGCCTAATATTTTAGTAAAAGCACCCATAAATGATACTCCACCACCAGCTGCACCACCACTTATTAAAGATAAAATCCCAGCAAATATTGCAGCTTGAACAACCATTTCTGCCATTTGTCTTAATAATCTACTAAACATTTGTCCTAATGCTTCTCCAGCACTTGCACCTTGCTGCATAGCATCATACATACCAAACAAAGCACCTGTAACTGTTTGTGAAATTGTACTTGCAAATTGTTCATAGGATTTATTTAATTCTTCTAAATATTGTTGTTGTTTTTTGAAACTACCTTCAACATTCTTTTCAGTCATTTTAAGCCAACCAGTTTGCCATTTAGCAAAATCATTATGTAGCTTCTCTTGATCCTTAAAATATGTATCTTCTGGTGCTTTTTCTAATGGTGTAAGAAGTGCATTAGTTTTATTAATTGATGTAATTAAATTACTTGCTTCTTTATAAGATAATGTTTTATCTTTTTTAGGTTTTGGAGTAGTTGTAGTTATATCAGCAGTTCCAAAAGTATTAGTTAACGATTTTTGAAGTTTATTAGCTTCATCATCATATTTTTTACGCAGATTCTTTAATAATTCAATTTGTCCTTGTAAACCTTCTTGAATTGCTAATTTACTTTCTGCTGCTTGAATACCAATTGATGCAGCATTGCCAAACATAGCAGTAAATGCAGTTCCAAGAGTGGGTGTTAAAGGAGTTCCTTTTGATATTTCTAACTCAAGCATTTTTTTAGCTGCTTGTGCAGATGCTTCAGTTGCAATTGCCTTTTTAAATGTCATTTGGATATAAGTATCCGCATAATCAGTTAAAAACTTTTCAGCAGTAGCTAAATCATTTGTTTTTGCAATTGTATCTCCTAAAGTTGAATTAAACTCTTTTAAGAACTTATCTTTAGTTATTGAACCTTGTTGAAATAACTCAAAACTACTTTTTAGTTTATCAATATCTGTGGTAGCTTTAACAAAAGCACTTGAACTTTCTTTAATTAAATTACTTTCTACTTTAAATGCATCTCCAAGACCTTGCATTTTTTCGGTAATAAAATTACCTATATCATCTCCAAATGCAACAAGAAGTGATGAAACAACACCTAATGCAATACCAATACCAGCTGGACCAGTAAGACCAGCAACCATTGATTTTAAAGCACCACCAGCACCACCACTTTCTTTTGATAATCTTTGGAATGATTCTAATAAAGGATTTAAGTTATTCGCAATACCTATAAATCCATAAGGAGCATCTTGTGCAACTCTTGATAAGTTACCTAAAGCATTTGTAGCATCAGCAGCAGGTCTGCCAACCTTATTCATTTGTTGACCTAAAGTGCTAATCGTTGTATTAAGAGTCTTAATTGAATTATTTAAATAATTAATCTCACCAACATTAGTAGCTTTCTTTAAAGCAGCCTCAAATTGTTTTAATAGATTTTCAGCTTTTTGTAGTTGCGATTGTAAGTCAGTTACGTTTGCACCTATATTAATATTTAAATCTATATTTTCTGCCATCTTTATTAGTTTGCTCCGTACAATTTAAGTGTCCTTGCCAATTGTTCTTGTGTTATCATCACCCTATCTTCTTCAACATCAGCTTGATCTAACTCTGGTATGCTCCAAAAAGCCTTCATTGATTTTGGTGTTTTCTCGGTAGTAGAACTTAAATATACAATATAGGCAAGGTTTCTTGTCCTTGCCCATTCGTTTAACTCGTTTCTTTCCTTACCTAAAACGATAATGGAAAAGTCCTTCCAAGTCATATCCCAAAATTCATTTGGTCTTATTCCGCACTCCGCAGCTTTAACTAAGACATCATCCCAGCTTAGCTTTGTTAGGCTTTTTTTTTTCTTCTTCCTTCTTTGCACCTGTAATGGTGTGGACTGTACTTTCAACGATATATTTTAAATAGTCAATTATTTGACCTTCTTCGCTAAAAATAGAACCCACTTCATCAATCCATTCGCAAGCATCATCAATGGTATATATAACTTCATCTTTCTTGCTTACACAAGCAGATTTGTAACCAATGTAAACAAGCTGAACTATAATGTCTAAACTTGTTTGAGCCGTTGCAAGAACTTTGAAGTATTCATCAATACCGATATTGTTTTGTTTAGTAAACTCACGCATTGACCAAGTACCCCACTTTAGGTGGATTGTGTTGTTGTTAGTTTTTAATTGGAACATAGTTTTTTTTATTTATTATGATTGCTCTGTTTGAGTGATTGGTGGAACACTTACTACGAAAGTTGCAGTAAACTTAACATCATCCTTATCAGCAGCATTAACATTAAAGTTGCTAATAAATACTAATTGACCAGCACCACCATAATAAACATCACCTGCCACTGGAGTTGCTTTACCCATCTTAATAGCGAATAAAGTTTGAGCAGCGTGAGCCGTATACAATTGTTGGTAGCTATCTTTAGAAGGAGTACCTGTTTCATCAATCGCAAAACCTTCACATTCAAAAGATTGGTTAAAAGATTGATTTGGAGTGTATTGGTCTCCACACTTAGAAGTTGCATCAATTGTTCCTAAAGTTGATGTCAAAGCATTAGAAGTCAAACAAGCAACAGGCTTGAATGTTCCATCATTGTTAATGTCAGCTAAGAGGATATAATCTCTACCGCTTACTTTTGTTTCTGCCATTTTATTTAATTTTAATTTTGAGTTATGATTATGTTATATGTTATTAATACTCTAAAAACGTTATCTAAAGGGTTTAAGCCATCTAAGTTTCTTACACTTTCAACACTTAAACTTGATGCCGTAAATCCGTTTGCCAATGTAATATTGGTGTCCGAATTGATTGCAGTCAAGACTAAATCGCTTATAGTTTCAGCACGTTTATATCCAAAGTTAGCATTTTTTGTAATAATATCAACTATGATAGTAATTGTATTTGTATAACCTTCTTTGCCTTGATCTTGTGTTGATGTCCTACCAGTTAAAACAATATACTCGTTACCAGCACCCTCTGGAGCAAAACCATCATAAACAACCAACGAAGTTGCACTTGTCAAATTGGTATAAAACCACTTTTTTATCTCTATATTAGGATTTAACATTCTTTAGCAATTTAGTTATTCTTTCAATTAATTTAGGTTTCTCATTTTCAAAAGCAGGTATTAAAAAAGGTTGTGGTCTAATATTTACTTTAGCAGCCTTTTTACCTTTAAATACAATAGCTAATTCTTCATAACCAGCTGGAACAGTTACTTCAGTTCCTGTGCCAAATTCAATGTATGGAGCATATTTTGCCTTTGCGCCAACAGTAAAAACAATCTCTTTCTTTTTGATATCTTCTTTTAAATAAATGCTATTCCTTAAAAACCCTAAGTCAACAGGTGCTGCTCTTTTAGCATTAGATTGAATAGTCAAAGCAGATGCGTTCATTTCATCCCTTACTTCAGCTTGTATCTTAACATCTAATTTATCTAAGTCTTTAAATACATCAGCTAAATTTACCATATCTAAAGTAACTCTATCCATTACTTGTAAATTATTAACTCCAAGAACCTATTTTGGTTCTCTACGTTTTTAATGGAATGTATTGTGTATCTATCGCCTTCAACCTCTACCTCATAGGAATCTAATATAGTAACTCCAAAACGAATATAAAGGCGGTTTCTTTGGTCAAATTGCAATTCCGACTCTCCTATCTCACGAACTTGATTATCTGGTCTTAAATCACCCCAAACTGTGCTTTGTAGGGCAAATGTGGTAGTGAAGCCACCTTGACCATCGCTTGTCCTTGTTGGAGCATAGATTCCAACCTCACGTGTCATCGTGTTGGCATCAATATAATTTGCTTTCGCTTTACCTAACTTCATATTATAATATTGGGCTTATTCTTGTCCATCTTTGACACGCTTTCCAAGATTTCTCACAAATACCAGAATCACCATCCAAGCCTCTATTTTCGTAATCGTAAGAGATTTGATCTAATATGGCTAATTTAAGGTCTTTAGGGATAGTTGTATAACCAGCCTCATAAGTAGCCTTTAAATTGGCATATCTTGGTGAAACTAATTTAGGGAACTCATTGCCTATTAATTGTAAGTTAGGTGTTGTAACCTCTATTCCATTTTGCTCCATATCAAACAACTCAAACGTATCAATGTCAATTGGTCCGAAAGGAATCTCAAAATTGCCACTTACATTGTAAAAATAAGTAGTTATGTCTTTTGGTATTAAACTCAATCCTGTTGCCACTTCAATAGCTTCCCTTGCTTGTGTAATCATTAACGTAATCAAAGTATCTTCGGCACTTGTTGTAACACGGCAATACAATTTTGCTTCTGCTAAAGTAACTGGCTCTGTTATTGGTGCGATAGGAACGGCACTAAAGTCATTAATATAATTAGAATAAGACATATCCTTTTTTTACAAAATTACTTAATTTATTCCAATAAAAAACCCCCACCGAATTGGTAGGGGTCATT